GTGATGATGGGAAGTATGAGAGTTACAACGGCTATCAAAGGTCGAAGTGGAACTCATACCAGCTCTCTCATAGGGCTGCTCGCGTTTCCGGGAAATTATCGTACCGGTGCCCCTCGGGGCATAACTACGATATCGCCCTCCAGAGCTTACCGCCTTGGGGGACGTGTGGTTTTCCACATATCTCGGATGCTCAGAACCTAAACCGCTTGTCTAAACTGCTTGCAAAGATCAAGGGCCACAGCTTTAACGCTGCGGTCACCGTCTCACAGGCAGGGCAGCTCGCGTCAATGGTTACTAGTAACCTCAGCAAGCTAGGGCGTTCCGTGATGGCCTTAAAGCATGGCGACTTCGCCGGTGCCGCAAGGTGTCTCGGTGCGTCTCCCCGACCGTCAAAGCTGAAAGCTAATGACATCGGGGGCCGGTGGCTTGAACTCCAGTATGGATGGTTGCCTTCTCTTTCTGATACCTACGAGGCCGCTAAGGCTTACGAGAGTATTAGCAATGGGCCTGCCAAAAGCAGGTTCTCTGCGAAAGAGGAGCATAAGTCCACTAAGACCTATCTAAGCTCTACCATAAATGGAGATAGGATGGTCGCGAAGGGCACCTACTCTAGGACCTATACATTTGAAATGTATGAGGAACTCGGGTTTTCACGACAGCTGGGGCTTGTAGACCCCTTGTCCGTCCTTTGGGAGAACATCCCGTATAGTTTTGTGGTCGACTGGTTCCTCCCCATTGGGGATTACCTCTCGGTCCTGAATCAAATACCTGAACTAAAAGGCAGGTGGATGATCACAGACTATGCGGCATGGACTGTAAGTTCTTACGAACCTTCGTCCTTTATGCCTTTCTGCCCTGTACATGCTGGACAGCAGTTCACTAGTGTGGTCTCGCGACCCACTGTGTACTACGCTGAGGAGCATGCCTCGCGGGATACTTCTGGACCTACGGTTAACTTCCCCAATGCTAAGCTCTTCGGAGCAGTGCACGGGAGGCGGGTGGCTAACGCCATCGCACTTGCAGCTGGCCGGTTTCTCAGGTGAATCCTAAGTCCCGTCCTTCGGGCAACGTGGGATAATTCCTTTCCACGTCACTACACAAAGGAGCCCAAAATGGGCGCAGCGACAGACATCCTGGTCAAAGATGACGCGACCTCCCCTGTGGAGTACACGTTCATCCCCGCAAACGACAAGGCCGGTGCCTTCTGGAGAACCAAGATCGTCAACGTGCCGTTCGACGGCCAGATGAAGCTTTGGTTCTCAGAAGAGGTTGTCAAAGATGGCAGCTATCGGCGAGTCGTCAAGGTCGAAGTCCCCGTGATGGAGACTCTTGGCGCGGCAGGTACCTCAGCAGGTTATGTAGCACCACCCAAGGTGGCCTACAGGGAGACTCACATCCACACAACCTTTTCGTCGGGTCGTGCAACACAAGCCGATCGTGCGAATTCGCTGAAGATCGCGTTGGCCTTCATCCAGGGCGCCAGCTCCACAACGGGAACTGGTACTTTGGACAATGCCGCGGCCGGCGATGCCTTCAAGGCATCGGTCGCGCCGGGGGTCAACTTCTTGATCAATGGTGTAATGCCCCAGTAGCAGGTTCTCTGCCTCTAGGGGTGGCCTTTCCTTAGGCCCTACACCAGGTACCTTGGTCCAATTCCGGCGTACTGCCGGGTAAGGAGTTCATAATGAATGACTGGATCAGTCCGCGTTCACCTGAGGATACGATAAAGTTCCTAGGTGAAGTTTCCGAGCTACTCTCGGGCTTAGGTGGTCCTTTAACGAAGGACCTTTCCAAGCTAGTTGCTTCTGGTGACTACATTGGGTTGGTTAACTACCGATTCGATTATAACCAGGGTTACGATCTTCGTGATGTGGTTTTAGCCAGGCAAATCCATGCTCTGTTTCACAAACAGGAGTGGATGAACCTGGGTATTGACACTAAGGAAGTCGCAAAGGCTAAGTTCGATGAGATGGAGGAGAAGTGCAGGGTTACGAATGAGATCTGGGACTCCGGTCAGCGAAATGCTGATGTCCTCCCGATATTGCATCGGGCTAGACAAAAAATCCGTGAGATCCTCGGTCCTGTTCCTAAACTCTCGCAACTAACGCTCGCCTTCGGCCCGGGGGCCACTACGGCCGTTAAAGGTAAGGTAGCTAACGCCAGGAGCAAGCTATCTGCCAGTCTAGCGTGCAGTCGTGACAGTTTGCCTTTTGTTGGTGGTCT